TCTGCGTCGTTTCGTTGTCTTTGTTCTTGTGGCTCAGGGCGGCCCCGCACCCGCGAGGCCGCCCATCCCCTGTTACCGTCGCTTAGGTCGCGACGGCTTCCGTGCTCACGATCTGGTCCGTGACCACAATCGGAATTCCGAAGACCTCGGTCGGGAACGGGGCCGGCGCGCCGGTCGGGCTGTAGGCGCTGCGCGACTGGCGGAGCAACCGCAACGCGCTCCGGTTCATCACGCACACGTTCGGCTGACGCGCCGCCGGGAACAGCGACAGGCCCGCCGCGCAGTGGTCGTCGGTGAAGGCCGTGGTGCTGGTCATGGTGTTGCACTCGATGTTGCAGATGCGGGCCGCGCTGTACGCGCCGCCGATCTGGAACCCCAGGTAGCCCGTCACCGGCACGTAAAGCGCCGGATAGGTGCCGCTCGAACTGCCGGACTTCTCGATGATCGTCGGCTCGTCCTCAACCACGAAACGCCCGTCGTTGCCCGCGACCATGCACACGTCCTGCTCGCCCATGCGCAGCGCATAAACGGAAGTCTGCGTGCTGGCATTGCTGCCGCTGGCCGTCTCGACCATATCGTCAGCGATGGCGTCAAGCTGCGTGTCATCCAGCAGGCCAACGAAACCCTTGGCGTCGTTGCCGGTGCCGTAGAACACCTGCTTCTCGACAATCGCCATCATCTGCCGCATGGTGCGCCGCAGTTCCAGTTGCAGCCAGGCATCGCGCCCGCCCTTGTAGGCGTCGGCCAGAGCCACGTCCGTGCTGAACGACCCATCGAAGATCGTCAGCGTGTCCGTCACGAGTAGGTCTTGGCTCGGCGTCTTCGTGATGCCATCCAGGGCATCGCGGAACGCGCCAGCACTCGCCACGGTCTGCTTGAGGTACTTGTGCTGCGTGCCGTTGCTCGCCTTCACTGCCGGCATCCGCGCCAGCAGGGGCGCGTCGTCCAGCAGGTCTGTGATGTTCAGGTCCGCCAGGTTCTTGTCGTTGAACTGAATCAGCCCGTTCAGGGTGTTGTATGAGTAGGCCATAGTCGTCTCTCTTTCTTGTTACTTGCCCGTGTTGAACAGCTTGGCCGGCGTCTTCGCTTCGACGAGCGGGACGGGCTGACCGCCGGCAGGCTTGCCCTGCGCCACTGCGGCGCGGAGCGTTTCGGTTTCCTTGCACTTCGCCGAATAGGCCAACTCCATCGCCGCCGCGTAGTCCCCGCCATTCCGCACAGTCTGCACGGCAATGGCATCACCGAATTTGTCGGCAATCTTCAGGAACTCGTCGCGACTCAGGACCGGCGCTTCCGGCTCATTCACCTCGGCCTCTGCGGGCTGCGCTGCTTCGACGGCGGCGGGCGCGGGTTCGACGGCGGCGGGTGCCACCTCCACCGGCGCGACCTCGGCAGGCTGCGATGCCTCAACGGCCTTCGGTTCCTCGATCTTCGGAGTTTCGGACGGCTGCGCTGCGACCACCTGGGCCACAGCTTCGACGGTCGGCTCGCTCATGGCGGCCTCCTTCACTGTTGCCGCAGCGGTCACGCGGGCCGCTACGAACGTCTGCTTGTTTCCCGACGCCAACACCGCAGACTCCGTGTGTGCGTCCGCCCCGTATGGGCAAATTGCTACGCCGCGCAACGGCCATTCGCGGATGATTACTCCCGGACCTTCAAACTTCTGGCCGTTGACCTGCGCTACCTGCCCTTCGCCAAGCTCCTCATATCGGATGCCGTCCCCGCCGAAGTTGATTGATGCTTCGTACGGCACGCCAGCCTTCGCCTTGTGGATGATTTCCGTTGCGCGGTCGGATTCCTTGAACGGCACCAACGCGCCGGTGGTAACAAGATCGCCGCTTCCGATATCGAACTTGTTCAGGTAGCCAATCACCTCTGCGCTGTCGTGAACGTAGTCGATGGGGAGACGGGGTTTATGCAGGTGCATTCCGGCAAGGTCATGGACAACCCGGCCCCAGAACCAGTGCTCAATCGGCTTTCCCGAACGTGCGACAAGCCGGACAGGAGCCGTTTTTGCTCCCTCCCCGTTGTCACCAATCTCCGGTTCTCCCACGACCATCTGACAAGCTGCGGCTGGCACGGCGTCGAAGTTGCGTTCATGGCTATTCATCCTCATTCTCCTGGCTCTTTTGCCGGTTCACTTCATCGCGCACAACGTCGCCTATCGTCCGGTCATTCAGCGTGCCGACCTGTATGGCGACGCCGCGCTCCTTGGCGTAGTTCTGGACTTGCGAGAGTTTGTCTATGTTGTCGAACACGTCCATGCCCCGCCGCCGGGCCGCGTCAATCGGGTTGTCAAGACCGAGCGCGATTCCAAGCTGGTCGCCCTGAATCTGCGCGTACTTGTCGAGCCACGGAGAACCGGACGGAATCCACTCGACCGACTCCTGCACGTCGCGCAGTTGCATGCCGGCAGACTCCGCCACGGAGCGCAACGGCCACGGCGACGCGGCGTCATTCCAGATAGACGCCAGCACCCAATCGCTGTACGCCTGCCGCACGTAGCGGTTCTTGGTGCGCTTGTAGTCGGCGCTGACTTCGTACTCGTTCAGGTCGGCGATACGGGCGGAGAAAGACGACCGGCGCGAATCGAAGCATGTCACCGGAATGTCAAGCGCCAGCATGGCGATCTGAACGTACAGGTACATCCCTTCGATGAACTCGCTTGACGGCGTGCCGCTCTCGATGACCTTGGCATCCTCGCCGGGCTTGAGGTCCAGGACGTTGACGGCGCGCGGATTGATGTCGAACGTGCTGCCATCGGCCGACGCCGTAGCGCTTTCCGTCTCCGCCGTCGCCCCCGCCGCGCCGCCCATGTTTGCGTCTCCCTCGGCGTCGCGCATGATCGCGATTCCGAAAAGCGCGTGCATTTTCGCTTTGACGATGTTGAACTCCAGGCCCTCGTGGATGTCCTGCACGGTATTGATTGCCGTGGAAAGCGGAGACACGCCCCGGAACTGCGACGAGAAGCGGGACCAATAGGCGTCAAAGATCACGTTCTCCGCCGGTTCCATGTGGTGGAACTTCGGCTTTGCGCCGTTCACCCCGCGCTGACACACGCAAAACTGAATCGCCCGCCCCCACTCGTCCACCAGCAGGCCGGAATCGTTAACCTTGCTGCCTTCCGGCAACCCTTCGCCCTTGGCGATCAGGTCAGACTCAAGCGCCTGGAGCTTGAGGTCAGCCACTTTGATAAGCGCGGCATCCCCGCAAAGCACCTTCTCAAGCTCAAAGAACCGGAAAAGCTCGTCGCGCCCGAACCGCCCAAGGAAGTCCAGATTGCGCGGAGCGCCGTGCCAGCGGAAAATCCGGTTGACCAGATTGTCAAGGGCGATTCGGGCGGCGTCGGCCTGGTTCTGCGCCGTGCGGAACGAGAAGTGGAACTTGCTCACGTAGTCAAGGTGTTTGCGGACCATCCACGCGGGCAGGGAGTGATTGCGAGTCTGGTCCTGTGCGGTCGCCTGGAGCTTCCTCCGCTTGCGCTCGGTCAGAACCTCCGCCTCGTGGTACACCCGCGTCTGCGGGCGCTGGCGGCGATCCTTGTCCTCGACCGCGTTGTACCCGAATGTGAATGGTCCTAGTCGCATCATGTCACCGTCTTTACGATGTCGGCTTCGCTGGTCCCGGTGCTGCCGTAGCCCATCGAGTTGAAACCAAATGCGCGGAACAGCGGGCGCGTGCCGGCCGTGCGCAGCGCCTTGTTGCGCTCCGCCTGGAGCATCGAATAGAGCGTGGCGAGGTTCGCCTTGGTGAAAGCGAGCCCGTCCACGGTGGCCGACTGGCTACCGGATTCGATTGCGGCTATTGCGGTTTCGATTGTGGTTGTGTTGAGCGCCATGTATAGGGGCCAGCCGCTCGGTTCCCCGTGACCGGGGCGGGGCTGGTTTGGTTTAGGTCGCCGCCGCATTGCACGGCGGGAAAGTTGGAAAGAGCTAGAGGGGTATATCCGCCCTTGTTTGCCGAGCTTGCATGCTCTTTTCGGCTGGGCTAACCGCCCGTGGCTTGGCGTGTCGCCCCTCTACCTATATGGCGGATTCTTGCGCGACCTGCTGCTTTGCATAGCG